GTGGCGGAAGATTTAGATTCTGCATTTGGTGATGTGGATTTTTAATTTAAAAAAGGTTTAAGAATATGAAAGTAAAAAAGAGAAATGGTGAATTAGAAGAAATGAGATATGATAAAATCACTAAACGTATTAGTGTTTTGTGTCATGATTTAAATATGGAATATATCGATCCCACTTATGTAACATTAAAAGTAACACAAGGTATATATGACGGTATTTCAACAACTGAATTAGATGTTTTGGCAGCAGAGACTGCGGCTTCAATGGTGACTACGCACCCTGATTATGCAAAATTGGCAGGTAGATTAGCAGTGTCTAATTTACATAAAACAACTCCTAAAAAATTCTCACAATCAATTAAAGAATTATATTCTTTTATTGAACCTAAAACAGGTAAAGAGTCTTCGTTAATTGATGAGAACATTTATAATTTTGTAATGTCCAACAAAGATGTATTAGACGGAGCAATACATCAAGAACGTGATTTGGATTTTGATTATTTTGGTATTAAAACATTAGAACGTTCATATCTTTTAAAGATTGGTAGTCGTATTGTTGAAAGACCACAATATCTTTACATGAGAGTTGCTGTTGGTATTTGTAAAGGTGATGTTGAAATGGCGTTACGAATCTATGATGATTTATCACAACATTTTTATACACACGCAACACCGACATTATTCAATGCGGGAACCAAAAGAGCACAGATGTCGTCTTGTTTCTTAATTGGTAACAAGGGTGATGATATCGATGGTTTGTTCGATACAATTGCAGACGTTGCAAAGATTTCTAAGTGGGCTGGTGGAATCGGATTACACGTACATGATGTTCGTGCTAAAGGTTCATATATTAAGGGAACTGGAGGAGAATCTGATGGTTTATTACCAATGATGAAAACATATAATGAAGTTGCTCGTTGGATTAATCAAGGTGGTAAACGTAAAGGTTCTTTTGCCATTTATCTCGAACCATGGCATGCTGATGTTTATGAATTTATTGATTTAAGAAAAAATCACGGTAAAGAAGAAATGAGAGCAAGAGATTTATTCTTGGCAATGTGGACACCTGACTTATTTATGAAACGTGTAGAGGAAGATGGTGATTGGACATTGTTCTCACCTGACGAAGCACCGGGTTTATCCGATGCATATGACACACCTGAAGAAAAAACATTCACTATGTTGTACGAATCTTATGAACAACAGGGTTTAGGTAGAAAGGTGGTTAAGGCAAGAAAATTAATGGACGCAATTTTAACTGCACAAATTGAAACAGGAACTCCTTACATGTTATATAAGGATGCTGCTAATTATAAATCAAATCAAAAGAACTTAGGTACAATCAAGTCTTCAAACTTATGTACCGAAATTATCGAATACTCATCACCAACAGAACAAGCTGTTTGTAATTTGGCGTCGATTGCATTGCCTAAGTATATCGTAGATGGTGAATTTAATCACAAATTATTATACGAATATACCTACCAAGTTGTTAAAAACTTGAACAACGTAATCGATCTTAATTTTTATCCAACTGAAGAAACAAAACGTTCAAATTTCAAACATCGCCCTGTTGGATTGGGTGTTCAGGGTTTAGCGGATGTTTTATGTATGTTACATTTACCATTCGAATCGGAAGACGCGGATACATTACAAACTGACATCTTTGAAACCATTTATTTTGCAGCAATGACATCGTCAAAAGATTTAGCAAAAGAGTTCGGTGCATATGAGACTATTGTAGGTTCTCCAATTGAAAAAGGGGTATTCCAATACCAAATGTGGGATAAAGTAGATACCGATTTATCGGGTCGTTGGGATTGGAAATCTTTAAGAAAAGAAATCATCAAATTTGGTGTTAGAAATTCATTATTAGTTGCTCCGATGCCGACAGCATCTACCGCACAAATCTTAGGTAACAATGAGGCGTTTGAACCATTTACAACAAACTTATATTCACGTAGAACTTTGAGTGGTGAGTTTATTATGATTAATAAGCACTTAGTTAATGACTTACTTAAATTAGGAATGTGGAATGAGGATATTAAAAAGAAACTAATCATGGAAAATGGTTCAGTTCAAAACATTCCTGAAATACCTACAGAATTAAAAGAAGTTTATAAAACGGTTTGGGAGATGTCTCAAAAAAGAATCTTACAAATGGCGGCAAATAGAAGTGTTTTCATTGACCAATCACAATCGTTGAATTTATTCATTGATAATGCTACTAAACCTAAACTATTAGCTGCACATTTATTTGGTTGGAAGTTAGGTTTAAAAACAGGTATGTACTACTTAAGAACAAGAGCGGCTGTGGATGCGTTAAAAGGATTGGGTGTTGATACGTCCACACCAAAAACGGTAGAACAACCAACAGGTCAACAAACTGCCGTGTATCCAACAACACCAACTAATAATCAAATCATTAGTGAAAACACACCTGAGTTAGTTATGACATCGGAAAGACCAACTGACTCACCATTTGAGTGTGAGGGTTGTGGATCATAAAGATAATGGAAGACTCCCTCAAAGTATGACTGTCGTCAAGGCGTACCTTGAGCTTCCAGGTTTTGAGAATACAGGGGGTGAATATCAAAACACTATACTAAATCCAGCTTCGGCTGGATTTTTTATTTATTACCATTTCATAATAGTTTATATTTATTGATATGGCGGTAAAATACGGAATTGATTTTCCATTTAGAGACAGTTTAGAAGGTAGTTATTTAAAAATGACATCAAGTCCCGATAGAGAAGTTAGGGCTAACTTGATACATCTATTATTAACTAAAAGAGGTAGTCGTTATTTTTTACCTGATTTTGGTACAAGACTTTATCAATTCATTTTTGACCAAAATGATATGGTTACATGGAATCTAATTGAAGAGGAAATCAGAGAAACGGTAAAAAAATACATACCAAATTTAGATATAACTAAACTTGATGTGATTTCCGCGGAAGATGACCCCGATAATGTTAGGACATTTTCGACAGATGAGGATGAAAGACTTTTCAGGGTTTCAGATAGTACCAATAAACCGTATACCGCAAAAGTAAAAATAGAATATACAGTTAATAACGGAGCATTTTCGTCTTCAGACTTTATAATATTAAACATTTAAAATGGCAAAAAAGATATCATACGCAACCAGAGATTTTGCGGGATTAAGACAAGAATTAGTAAATTTAACAAAAGAATATTATCCTGATTTGGTAAAAAATACCAATGATGCATCAATATTTTCCGTATTGTTGGATTTAAATGCTGCGGTTGCGGATAACTTACATTTCCATATTGATAGAGTTTGGCAAGAAACTATGTTGGATTTTGCACAACAAAGACAATCGTTATTTCATATTGCTAAGACTTATGGTATAAAAATACCAGGTAATAGACCATCAGTTTCATTATGTGATTTTTCAATAAATGTACCTGTTAGAGGTGATAAAGAAGATGACAGATATTTGGGTGTTGTAAAGGCAGGTGCTCAAGTTTCAGGAGGAGGTCAAATTTTTGAAACTTTAGAAGATATTGATTTTTCAGACCCATTTAATAGTAGAGGAGAACCGAACAGACTTAAAATACCTAATTTTGATAACAACAATAAATTAATTTCATACACAATTACTAAAAGAGAACCTGTGGTTAATGGTGTAACAAGAATTTATAGAAGAGTTATATCTGAATTAGACCAAAAACCTTTCTTAAAGATTTATTTACCTGAACAAGATGTGTTAGGTGTAACATCAATTATTCACAAAGAAGGAACATCATTTGGTACAAATCCATCTTCATCTGAGTTTACAAATAATGTAAATAAATGGTATGAAGTTAAAACATTAATACAAGATAAAGTTTTCATACCAGATTCAACCGCAGCATCAGACTCAGATAATTTTAAGGCGGGAAAATATATTGATGTAAATAATAAGTTCATTACCGAATATACACCTGAAGGTTATTTTTCAGTAACATTTGGTTCGGGAACTGTTAATCCTTTAGATAATTTAGACAATTATATGAATGGGTCGTTAAAAGTTAATTTAGCTACCTACCTTAACAATATGTCATTAGGTTCAGTACCTAAGGCAAATACGACACTGTTTATAAAATATCGAATTGGTGGTGGTAAAGACTCTAATTTAGGGGTTAATGTTATTACGAGTGTAGATGATGTTGAATTTGATATTAATGGTCCAAATGAGAACTTTAATTCACAAGTACAACAGTCTTTACGTGTAACAAATGTTACACCGGCAATTGGTGGTGCGGACCAACCTACAATAGAAGAGTTGAGAAATATGATTGCTTATAATTTCTCAGCACAAGATAGAGCGGTGACATTAAATGATTACAAATCTTTAATTGAAACTATGCCGTCAACATATGGAGCACCTGCAAAGGTTAATGTGATGGAAGAGGATAACAAAGTTAAAATTAAACTTTTATCATATGATGAAAATGGTAATTTAACTGATATTGTATCTAACACATTGAAAAACAACATTTTAAATTATCTTTCTGAATATAGAATGATAAATGATTATATTGATATTACAAGTGGTCAAGTTATCGATTTAGGTTTGGAAATTGATTTAATTGTCGATAAAAATGAAAAAACAAGTGATATATTAAAGGCTACAATTCAAAATACTATTGATTTCTTTGCAATTGAAAAACGTAAAATGGGTGACCCTCTATTTGTTGGAGATTTAATTAGAGAAATCGGTACAGTTTCAGGTGTAGTTAACGTAGTAGATGTTAGAGTATTCAATAAAATTGGTGGAAATTACTCAAGTTCAGAAGTTTCACAAACAATTAATAGTACCACAGGACTAATCACTCAAACAGATATGACTATTTTCATGAAATCTAATCAAATTTTCCAAATTAGATTCCCAAATGTGGACATAAAAGTAAGAACTAAAACTTTAGGAACGACTACATATTAAAATGTTTTTTCGTTATAATAGTAGAAAATCTCATGCTTTCTATTTATTATAAGAACAATGCAAAAACATAGAATTTCAACAAATATTGGGAAAGACCAAAGAGTCACAGTTGAGTTAAAACAAGACTACGACTTATTAGAGGTTTTATCATTAAAATTTACCCAACAACAGGCATATACTTCACTATGTTCTGATTATGGAGTTGTTTGTGGTCGTATTACCGCAAATAACGGATTGGGTATCCCTAACGCAAAAGTATCCATATTTGTACCCCAAAAGACAACAGATTCAACAGACCCTGTAATTTCTGCATTATACCCTTATACATCTATAAGTGATAAAAACGATGATGGATATCGTTATAATTTATTACCGGCAAGAAAACAACATGGTGGTCATGTACCAACAGGAACTTTTTTTGACCAAGAAGATATATTATCAAGAGAAGAGGTTTTAGAAGTTTATGAAAATTATTACACATATACGGTAAAGACAAATAATGCGGGTGACTTCATGATTTGGGGAGTTCCATTGGGTGAACAAACAATTCATGCTGAAGTTGATTTATCTGATATGGGTTGTTTCTCCATTAGACCGTATGACTTTATTAGACAGGGTGTTGATGAAAAGAAGTTTGATAGATTTTATAATTTCAAATCGGACGAAGATTTGGATGGTTTAGAACAAATTGTATCTTTTAATAAAAAAATTGAAGTTTTTCCTTTTTGGGGAAATCAGGATTTGTGTGAGATAGGTTTATCGAGAGTGGATTTTGATTTGTCAGATAAAGGAATTAAAGTCCAACCAATTTCTTTAGTTTTAATTTCATCAGTTACTGATAATAATTCGGATGCAGTAAAGAAAACTGGTGTAATTCGAATGAATACTGGATATAAATGTAATTTACAAACCAGCGGAGGTAAAATAGATGGGGTTAGATATACAGGTAATAAAGTATATGGTTCAGATGGTGTCACATTATATCCTGAATTAGAATACTTCAATCCAGGCGTTATTGAGGATGATGGTACCGCAATGGCGGTTATACCAATGAATATGGAATATACCTTTACCAATGAATACGGTGAGGAAGAAATTACCAACGACCCAAATAAAGGTGTTCCAACAACAACCGTTGCGAGATTTAGAATTGGTTTAGGTGAGGGTAACGGTGAGGCAACAAAAGGTACATCTTCAGCATATTATTTAATACCACAAATTAGAGAATATAATAAGAATGCCGATGGTTCAAATAATTTAGGTGAATATGATGAAGAATTACTAACAACATATCAATTCTCTAATGTTTTTGAAGATTATTTAAATATAGTTTGGCCTGAAGGTACTACGGGTTCAACAATGTCCACAACTTATCAAAATGATAAGAAGAATTTAATGTTGGGGACAAATAATGGAGGTGTTCCCGAAGATGTTTTCTATAAATTTGTTTACGGTAAAGTATATACACCCACATCTTTTCAGGGTTCACATTATGAAGTATCAAGTGTAGAAAGTTTTTTTGGTTTATCAAGAAGAGATGCATTTTTAGGTATTAAACAAATTAGACCAAGTCAAGAAGATGATTGTACAGGTAATGCCAATTATATACCAACAAACTTTGCATTTAGAAACAGAATTAAATTTAGTTTATTAATTTCTTCAATTGTAACTTTTATACAATTTGTATTTGCAATTATAATTGTTAAGTTTTTTGAATTTATTGGTTCATTTTTATTTTCAGTGGGTCAAGGAATGTTTAACATATATTTTGGATGGCCATTCAATTGGAGACCATTTGCCAGAATAGGTGAACAATTTATGAGTGCTGCATATAGTATGCAAGATAAGGGTACAAAAGTATTACCATTAACCGTTTATCCTGATTGTGAGGAATGTTCTGAAGATACCACTGCATTTGCCGACTTATCAACAGAATCTGAATATGCTGCGGTTGGTGAAATAAAATTAAAAATAATCGGTATTGGTGCAGGTAATAGACAAGTTATGTTAGTACCAATTGAATTTAACGTGTCAACCACTGCAGGATCTTCTTGGTTAACATCTTATTATCCTGATGCACAAGCGAGAGAGTATAGTACCGATTCATCGTCACCATTATATAGTAATACATTCCAATTAACAAATTCGACGAAAGCGACACAAAAACAAATTTTAGAATATCTTCATACAGCAAAGGTAACCCCATCCCAAGGAGATATTAATGATAGTCGTTTTATTGCCGATGTTTATCCTTTGGTTGATGATACTATTATACCATTCACACCACCGGCACCACTCATATCTGGTGTTCCTGCAGATAAAGAAGGTATTTCTTCAATATCATTTTCAAATTTTATTTTAAATTTTAATAAATCAAATACCGCATTAGGTAATAAGGGTTCATTTAGTTCAAAAACATTTTTTCAAGGAGGTAGAGATGATAGTTGGAATGTTTATTCGTACGCTAATGGACCCTCAAGATATAGTTCTAAAATTGTAGAATGGACAAACGTTGTTGGTATATGGAGAAACTACATGGAAGTTTTATCTTTTAATCATGAAGAGTGGACCAATTTATGTGGTGTAAATTATTCAGGTTATGAGGGTGGACACAACGGGGCTGGAAATTTTACAGATAGAGGAACTTACGCTATCATGAGAATATATGATAGAACTGTTAGAAAGAAAAACCCAAATGACCAAGTTAGAACTGAAATTGTAACGGAAGTTGGTTGCCAAAAATATGATAAGGCATATAATGAATCTTTATCTTACAAATATCTTTGGGCCACACCAGCCTCGTCTTATGGTGATTCACATTCACCGATAAATCCGGTTACGGGTTATCCTGCAGGTTTAGTCGAATCCTCAACTGCAGTTGCTGGATCAACAATCATGGCGGATATTATAGCAAGTGCCGGTTCGGAAAGAATGCCATACTTAAAAGTTTGGTCAAAAATAGGTAACAAATATTATGATAGAAAAACGAAATCAGGTTTTTCTGAAATACGTGATGGTGTTTTCACAATTATACCAGTAATCCAAGGTGCGTCTAAAAATATTGATTTATTAACAGAATGGTATAAAAGAAAAAGAGTTGGTTTATTTTTCTGTGGAGGTGTAACTAACTTTTCATTCATTGATAACTGGTTAAACGGATTACTATACTTCTTTAAATTTGATTTTGTAATTAAATGGGATAATCAACAAGTTTTAGATTTAAATCAAAGAGGTTCTAAGTTTCCAAGAGAGTTAGTTTTCTATAACGTACTACATAAGAAATTTTATTATAGAGCAACACCATACAACCCAACTAACGGTTTTATTGGTCAAACATATAGTAATTATTTAGAATTGTTACACCCAACAACTTTTTATGATGTGGGAGTTCGTGATGAATTTATGTACGAAATATGTTACGACCCAAGAATTGACCCAACATGTTCTGTTGTTAGAGATTTAACTGCAACAACATATCAAGACCCGGCAAACATTATTGAACATGCAATTAATTATAGAATGGATATATCTAATGCAAAGTTTGATGTTGGTGATTTTTTCAGTGATTCAAGTTATAATTTTGGACAAGTGTTAGATGGAGACATCACTCAACTAATATCTATCAATAATGAGGCGGGTATCGAAGCGTTTGATTTGGATACATCAAAATACTACATGTTTAATGGTGAATTCTTAGACCCTGAAGACCCATTAACGATATCTTATTTTACTGGTGGTACTGGAAGTTATGGACCAACACCAATTGACTTTAAATTAGATTTAAATGGTAGATTTGTTAGATTATGTTTAAACAATAGACTTGGGGATTATTCACAAAAAGTACCATTCTTTTTATGGGATAAAAAGGGTGAAGATTTTGGGCCATATAACACAAATTCAGATAAACAAAGATGGGATAGAACTAAAGTAGCGGTACAAAGAATACAAAGAATCATATCAATTTCTGGTACAACAGATACAAACACAAATTATTTGTTTCCAGATGGTGAGGAAGAGTACCTATTATTACCTATGACCAAACAACACCCAACATATTCATACGACGGTAACTACACAGACATGATGGAAAGATTTGATAGAATCGAAACTACACCACCAACAGACCCTGCGTCAGGTTATACTGAAGGTGATTTATGGTTAGAAGTTTTAACGGGAGATGTTAAATCACCATTAACAGGTAACATCTATATTGTGTCAGGTCAAACGTGGTCATCACCAATAAGTTACGTACAGAATAGTAAAGAATTATTTATTTTCGGAACTGCTAAAAATTATAGTGGTAATAAACAAGTGTTATCTACAGGTTTACAATTCTATTTTGGAATTAGACCGGGTAGGTCGGCATTTGATAGATTAATAAAATATTACGGTCCTAAAGGAGCGTTCCCACCTGCAGAATAATGGAAGAGAATAAAGAAATATTATTACCTAGTAAAAGATTTAAAAAGGCTGACGAACAAGATTTAAATTTAAATGTTGGATTAGAATCGTCACAAACATTATTACGTATAGGTGATAAAGATGTTATTTTAGATATTGACAAACTTTACGATAAGGAAAGAAACGAAAGTAAGAAATATAAAATTTATGGAAAATTAAAAATGGTTTTCCGTAACATGTATAGTGGAGACACTTCATATGATTATTTACAAGAAAGAGTTTATTTGAATGGTAAAGGAGATGGTTCAGACAACCCAACATTAGCAGGATTTTTACCATATGATGAGTTTGCATTTTTAAGAAGAGATTTGAGAAGACAAATCACAATACCAAGTACTGTTAGTGGTAGCACATTAGGAGATTACTCACCAAGTTTTACATATACAGGACCAACAGGACACACCACAGTAACACCAATAACGGCACCTTATCATAATTGGAATCTTTACCTATCATATGTTTATAGTTCTGATTCTAATTACCAAATGACATACACATTAACAGGTGGTACTAAAATGTCATTTAAAAGTGGTGATGGTATACCTTTTAGACTTTCTAATACTTTTAATTCTTATTATGAATTCACATCACCTGTTGAACATGGAATGAATTCAGGTGAATATATTACGATGTCAGGTACATCATTAACGGGTGCGGTTTCAGGAAGAACATATTATATCGACAGTATTGGTAATGAAATATATAATTCAGAAAAATATGTAATAAACATATTGAAAAAAGAATTTAAAAACACAACAACAATACCAACATTAATTGTGGGTAAAAGATGTTTAGATAAAAACAATATAACGGGGACCACATCACAATATTATGTACACAAACACAAAATATTAACAAACACGGGTGACTATATTATTGACAATATTGGGTTCGAATCACCAATATGGGAAGATGAGAAAAAAATATTATTCGAAAATGCCGCGGGTGCAAACGATACTATTGTTGAAAGAAATAGAATGGAATCTGTTCTATATGATTTTAAAGAACCATTCATATTAACTGGAATCACAAACAATTTAGGTTACACACCTACAGAAATATATGTAACAACTTTATTTAGAAATGGCAATGGATATTTTGATTACCCACCAAAAGTAGGTTATAAATTTAATTTTCACGATACTTGGATTGACGACCATTTTGATGGAACAACATCAAAAGAAACGAACATAACAAGCGGAACTTTCACAAGAGACGGTATAACATTTACAAGTGGTAATACTTTAGATGTTGGAACGGTATTAGTAGGTGCACATATCGAATATAATAGAAAAGAATTAAAAGAGAGAACAATAAGTGATAGTTATCACAAGTTTAGTAATCCAACAACAATATTCGATTATGAGCAAGATAATAGTACTGTTTTCTCTGGAGCATCTTCAACTAACATGTTTGGGTTATATTATCAACCACATCATAAAGTAAAATTGAGAGAACTTTCACCATACACTGAAAACGGTAAAACAAAAGATATTTTTAATTTACCCGAAAACACCAAGTATGATTCGGATGAGGGAGTTTGGAGATGGAGAGATTTATATGACCACGGATATATTGATATTGATGGATATGGTACAAATTTTCCGTTTACAAATGGAATTCATTACGTAAAAAATGATATTAACTTCTATTTAAGAAATGAGAGATTCTATACAAATAAACAAGACGGAATCACCAAATTTAAGAATAAAAAAATAACTGATTGTTAATGAAGATTTTAAGACAGAATACCGATTTAAATCTTGTGTTGAATCAAGAACTTGACTTCCAAATGAATTTAGGATGGCAAGAGAATATGCAACAATTTGAAGATGAGGTATTACAAGATATAATAAATCCAATTGACAATTATGAAACCGTAAGATATATTCACAAACCAACTAATAGTGATGAATCTGATATATGGTTTTATTTTTATTTCTCAAATAATGGAAATTACTTTTATGGTTTAGATTACAGCGTTCCACAAATTGACATCACACCAAAAGAGAATGCAAAAATGTTAAGACAATCTACGGAAAGTTTCTTTAGATTGGAGTTTTATAAAACACCAAATCAATTAGATGTTAATGGTAATGTCACAGGATATACCGCACCGACAAGACAAAATAGAAAATTGGTTTTTGCTAAAAATCTAACATTACCATTAGGTGAAAAATATTTCTACACACCGTTACAAGAAAATATACATGTACCGGTTTTTCACGGTTCAAATTATACAAATAAAGAAAATATGTATATTTTTTGGTTCCAAGATGAAAGTGTTTTAGCGGAAACAAACTTAAGTGGAACAACAACTGGAAATACATTTTTCATGACTGCCAAGTTTTTTAATGCAAAAGACGGTCAAATAACAGATTTTTACAATGACGTATATTCAACTTCTCATGAAGTAAAAGAGTATGAAGATATGTATTTTCAAGTGGACATAGATAAGAGAGACTATTCATATAAAATTTATAAATTTAACGGAGTTAAAGGTGATGAAGTTGGATCATCATCATCACCAATTAAATTTTACGAAAGCGGAGGAGGAGTTAATACTTCACCAGTTTCACCAACCCCAACCACAACAGTTACACCTACACCTACACCAACTATTGGTTTAACTCCAACCCCAACCCCTACACCAACGGCAACACCTGCAACACCAACATCAACATATTATTGGTATAAATTAACAAGATGTGATGATAGTAGTATTAGATATAGTGACTCTTATGTGTCGGGTACGTGGAATACGGGTGAAAGAGTTTACTCATCTGACCCTAACATAACATATGTCATTTCAGATGCAATTGAAACAACTGAAACCGACCCAAGTCCTGGTAATCACTTAACCATTACAAGAGCAACCACAGTAATAAATGGTGAAACTATCGGATTATATGGTTGTGATTATGTTGAACCGCCAACATATAGAACCGTTAAATTATTTGCTTGGACAAAATCAAATGAAAGTCCATTCCTTACAACAATACAAACGGATTTATGTGGTAAATATCCATACCAATTCCCATCTGATTATGTAGGTACCGGCGCATTATGGTTAAATGAAACAAGTGTAACACCATATACAACATACACAGTATGGGATGCAAATATTGGTGGACAAGCGTATAATGGACAATTTAAATGGTATGGTATATTACTTCCTGGTGAATCTACTGTAAGATTTATAGTATATATAGATGGTTCAGGTACATTACAAGATTGGACCGCATGTTAATAATTAATAAATGAAAAGAATAAAACACTCATTAAAGAGACAATACATACCACAAATTAAACTGGTTTCATTAACCGGAAGGACTTGGTATGACTCTAATGAAGAACTTATATCTTGGACAGGAAATACAGGTAACGCATACATCGGACCATCAACCGGTGATACAATATATAATATTAGTGGAGGTACAGTAACAAGTGGTTATTATAGATGGGGAACCCCAACTGAAGATACTTGGAATCAAATTACAGGTACGACTGAACAAATCAAATCTGAAATTTATGATGATTACAGAATACCATTATTTTTAGATTCAAAAGTTGATGAATATGGACCAATGGTTGGATTTGATAAGAATATTGGTAACGAAAGTCAAACAGTATCAATTAACTTTAACTATTCTGTCAATTGTAATGTTGTTGAGATTACTGGTACAACAAATGCAACTTCAACAAGATTATTTGATGAATTACAATTTACAATACATTGGGGTGACAATACAACAAGTGCAATTTCTGTTAATGGAGTTGCCACTAAGGCGTATTCCACAAATGGTAATAAAGATATTAAAATCAGTTTAAATGAACCTTGGTTTACACAAGAAGTCATTAAGGCGGTTTCTGTTGATTGTGTTGAAAATTTAACACCAACACCAACGATGACAGTAACTCCAACTGTTACACCAACAGTTTCAATATCACCATCACCTACACCTACTTCAAGCGTCACTCCAAGTGTTACTCCAAGTGTTACACAAACAAAGACACCAACCGCAACACCAACAGTTACACCAACACAGACAGTTACACCTTCGGTTACTCCAACGATGACGGTAACGCCATCAGTAACCCCAAGTATAACACCAACAATGACTCCAAGCTCAACGGCAATAAGTTCAAATATTACGTTGGAAATCTATGATGAGGTAGAAAGTCCTGATGACGATAGTACATTCACATTAAGACTTTTAACGTCAAATGTTGTGTTAAAAACTTGGACATCAGGTTCAACATCACCATCAACAACAACACCTTATTTACAATCCGTTGACGATTATGATATGTCAACAGGGTTTACTGAAGGTAGTTTACTGTTTTTAGCTAAATGGGAAACGAATTCATTATATTGGAGACATAGAATTAAAATAACAAATCAAGTAACCAATACTGTAGTTACAGATACATACATCGTTGGAACAGATCCATTGGCAATAACACAGGAGATGTACTATGGTGATAACTATTTGGTTCAGGCGTACATTGAATATGTACCAACACCAACACCTACATCAACTGTAACACCAACAGTTACACCAACAGCAACAGAGACTCCAACACCCACACCAACGGCTACGGTTACACCAACAGCGACAGTTACGCCAACAGAAACGCCAACGCAAACACCTACCCAAACTGTTACACCAACAGTAACAGAAACACCAACGCAGACGCCAACACAAACTGTTACACCAACGGTGACAGAAACTCCTACGCAAACGCCAACCGAGACTCCAACACCTACCGTTACACAAACACCTACTGAGACTCCGACGAATACACCAACGCCAACACAAACTGTTACACCAACGGTGACAGAGACTCCTACGCAAACGCCAACCGAGACTCCTACGGAGACACCTACACCAACGGTTACTGCAACTCAAACTCAAACACCAACACCTACGGAGACACCTACACCAACGGTGACAGAGACACCTACGCAAACGCCAACAAATACAGTCACACCAACTGAGACACCTGCAGAGACTCCTACGCAAACGCCTACGGAGACTCCAACACCTACTGCAACCGTAACACCAACAGAAACCCCAACGCAGACGCCAACCCAAACTGTTACACCAACAGTAACAGAAACACCAACGCAGACGCCAACGTTAACACCAACACCAACATTAACGCCAACAAATACTGTTACACCTACAGTTACGTCTACAGTAACGCCTACGACAACGGTAACACAAACACCGACATCGACAGTTACGCCGACACCAACACCAACACAAACCCCAACAAATACAGTTACTCCAACTGTTACACCGACAGTGACACCATCGGTAACGCCAACATTAACACCAACAAATACTGTTACACCAAGTTTAACACCAACAAATACTGTTACTCCAACAATTACACCAACGCCATCATCAACACCGAGGGATTGTGTGGGATGTACGTCTTATGATGTGGTAATATCACAATCGGATTTAGATGATATTAGTGGTAATACCGATAATAAGATTTACTTATACTATTACCCATGTGGTAGTAGTACTCAAGAATTTGTGACATATTCATATTCGGGAACGTATCTGAATGAAATATGTTCAGACAACTGTTCAACCACTGAACCTTATTTATATTCAAGTTTTGATGGAGGTTCAAATCTAACAAATTCATATTTGGTTGAAATTGCTGGAGATTGTAGTCCAAGTATGTTAAGAACGTCTCAATGTTCAACAGGTTCTGTTACGAATACAGTTTCTAGTGAAGGAATGATTTTATTAAAAAATACATTTGAATTAGATAACTCATACGGTAACTATAATGTCACGGTAAGTGCCACTACATTAAACACGACAACAGAAGTTTTCGTTGGTAATTATGCGGAAAGAATAGGTGAGGTGTTTGAATTATCATACGGTACAAATAATATTACTAAAACTGTTGGTTATTATGGTGTGAATAATTACAAAATATTAGACATTGTTGTTTATAGTAAAAATAATGGAACATTTGTTCCGTTTGATATAAATGTAAGTGCATCTTGTTCAGACACAATATCTTGTGATGAGGTAGTATCTGGTGGTACTGAAACATATAAACAAGACGTAATTATTAACGTTACGGATGCTGGCCATATTGTATATAATACTGCAAATGGTCAACAATCACTTTATGTACCTGTTGGAACAACAACATTAACGGATTGTGTAATTGTTGAATCAATAAAATCTCCACTTGTTTTAAGTGATACCGCAACATTTACCATAACATATTCAGGTAATACATGTGTAACATCATCAGGTGGTATTGGTGATTGTGTAAACATAACATTCGAGGCTAAGTACGGATTTAGTGCAACCGCGTATTGGATAGATTGTAACGGTGTACAAAAGAGTAGATTCATAAATGTTGGTGAGGTATTCACAACCACAGGACAATTTGGTAGTGGAACGGGAGTACCGGTAACTTACGGAGATGTGGTATAAAAAAATATAAAAAATGAGTACATATAGTAACATTCCTGACGTATCTTTTAGTGTACCTTTTGGTAAGGTAAATAAAATTGTGTGGTTTGATGTACAAGATATATCATCCACATTTGACATTAATTTTTATATCGTCCCAAATCAGTCAAAGGATATCAATATCGAAATATTTAATTATGGTAGTGGTTCTAATTTGTTTAAAAAAACATACTTAAAATCGGCCAATAGTGAAACCATAACCGAAACAGTAAAATTAACACACATACCAAATAAGATGACAACGATATATGGTATGAAAGTGTCGTAAATAAAAAACATTAATGAGTAATTTTAATTTTAATTGTCCCGTACCTATAACAAATGAAACCCCAACGGTTACCGAATGTGGAGTTGAAAAAACTGTATCATGGTCATCAACAGGAGTGCATCTATCGGGTACAACTTTCTTCTTAAAATACTCAGATTTAACTAACCTAAAAAAGGTTTATGTAACAAAAGACCCAACACTTTCAAAATTCATAAAGGTAGTTTTTACACCTGTTAATATGAATGGTGCTTCGACAATTGTTTATTTTAAACAAAAAATAAACGGGGTTGATACTTTAGTATTTGAGACAAATTTGGGCACATTATCGGGTACAACAAACAAATATTTTTCATTTTTAATTCCTGAAGAGAATAAGAGTGATATATTTTTCACGGTAGATTTTAAAACCACAGGAGGATCATCAGGTAGTTTTAAAATTAAAATTGAATGTGACCCTATAGTACATGCTGAAGAATTTTGTTCAGGATACAGTTTTCAAACTGGTGTAAGTTGTTCAGAATGTCCACAAACAATTACATTATATTCCGAACAAACACCTGGATGGAGTGTTGCACCATATATTAATTCACCATGGTATACTAATGTTGGTTTAACCAATGAAGTGTCGGATGGTGAAATATTAATGCCTAAAATATACTATAATGGTACCGTTAATTATAAAACATATTTCATATATAATTCTACTGCACATAAACTATCACCTCAAAGTTGTGGAGGTGGAGATGAGGTAAATGAATGTGGGGGTAGTGCCGTTACAACACAAATAACTGCGGGATCCGCAAAGGAACCACACCCATATTATAGAAACACACCAAATATTAAAGTTACGGGATTAAAATATGGAATTGTAGATTTCTTTTTTACTTTAGAAAGCAATCACAGAGTTGTGCCGGTTACAATAACATCAACGGGGCCAAATGAGGGTGTATTTGCAACAGTTGGAGACGGTTCTGACATTACTAAAGTCGGTAAAGTTAGTTTCTTAAACCCATTACAAACGAGTGTAACGAATACTTGGCAAAGATATGAACCAACTAGTAATACAACATTATTTAAATTGACCAATGTATTGGGTGTAAACACACTCAATCGTAATTTTATAACAACTACGGGTGTCTTACATATTAGAGTTGCAGTCGCATATAAAAAGGATGCAACGAATAACGACAATAATCCAACAAATATAAATGTTACAGTCGGTTGCGGACAAGAAATATATAAAACATTAGTTGGGGTTCATCCCTATTCTGCATATGATGCAATTAACAATCCTAAAATACAGGCTTACGTGTACAGCCTCCAATCAAATGGGGGAGGTGTAAATGGTTCACTATATACGGATGAATTATTAACATATGGTGCGTTACCATATTATTATGGTGTAATTGCAACTAATAATGTTTTAAAAGTTGGTAAAGATATCATAAAAAGAGAATTTGGTACAAAAACAGATTATAAATTTAAATCAAGACTATTTGCTAGTTTAAAAGTTATAACGTTAAACGATGGACCAAAAGATTTCACTTACATACCGCACACTAATACTTTTAGTACCAATAGTTCATTAACACCAACATATGATAGGGCAACATTAAGTGCAATTAAACCTGTAATGCCAACCTATGGAACGATAAATTATGTATACGACGGTTCAACATTAAATCAACCGTCGGTATATTCTTATTATGTGGGATTCACAAATTCAACATATTATTTGGCCAACAATGATGCGTTTACGGCATATGATTACGGTAGTCAAACACATATACCTTTAAATGGTCCCGAACATATATTATTGAAATTTTTTAATGAATATAGATTCGCTAGTCAAAATTCACTATTTTTAAGTAAGTCGGAAACCACTGGAACCGAATCGGATTTCTATCTTACTGCGGGTACCGTTTTTTTAACTGCAGGTGCAATTTTATTAAAAGTATACGGAGCTGCTGCTCTTACAGGACCATTAGGTATCATTGCGGGTGTTATATTGACTATCATAGGTATAATATTCGGAGTGTCTTCTACTAGAATTGAAAATTCTAAAATTTTAAGAAAACGTTATAGTACAACACCTTTTTTAAAACCAGGTAACACAATTTATAAACACGATGATTTAACAACCGGTAACGAACATTCGGTAACACCATATGAAAATTATTACACAACAATATGTGACGGTGACTATTTTTATACTATCTCATCTTCTGGTGTAATAACAAATAGAGAAAGGTCGACAGCATGGGATTTAACTGTAACCCCGAATATTGGTAGAGGATCAGCAGACACTTTTAAAATAGACACAGTTAGCGACTCAACAAGCATATTAGTTGATGATTTTGGTAAATTATTTTTACTTTGTTACATAATGGGTAGACCGGAAAAATATACAACACCCGTTACAAAATACAAAAGTAGTGCAGTAACGTATACTATCACACAATCCACATCCACAGTTGGTGAATTAAACAATCCATTACCAATTAACATAACATTACCTGAAGGATTTTTTGAATCTGAAACATCAACACAAGATGCCGATGATAAATTACAAGATTATTTAGCCTCTTTAACGGGTAATACTATAGATACTCAATATACATATTCAGAAAAACCTGGTGTTAAAAGTATTGAAACATATTTCACACATGAAATAAAAATTGAAGATATACAAAATACATTTGTTTTATTTTATGACGATAGTGATAGTGGTGGTGTAACGATAGGTAAAAAATTATATTACGATGTTGATGGTGATTCGACTGTACTAAACGGATATTATTCTGTTAGTGATGGTTCAAATTATAGAAAATTTTATAAAACAACGAATGGAACGGTCGTTGATATTATAACGTGGGTTAATAGTGGAGATACTACCGCTAACGGTACATCTACAACATATAATGTATCGACTATTAATTTAGATTATACAAGTGGATGGTTTGTAACATCACAAGATGATGACGATTTGAAGTTTAACGTTTACTCATCGGGTAACGAATTAATTATGGATTGGAACACGAGTTCTTTCTATAATAATCCGTTGGTTGTAAGAGGTTTTATCAATAACTTCAATACTAAAGATTCGTTTTATTTGTATGATAATAACACAACACAATATACATATACCGAAGCGCAGGAAAACCTTTATAGACAAATCTATCCATTTGATAGTGAAATATTCAACTATGACTTACCAAATACATTAATAATTGATTTTGAAGAGGTTTGTAGTGATGTTAGTGATAATGGTGTAACATTTAAAGTAAAAGACACTGCAGGTAATGACTCAACAACATTCGTCGGAACACAATTCGTAGCAAACATTTATACGGGAAGTAGTGTGTTATATTCCGCAGTGACCATTAATTTGGCGTATAATGAAAGTGAGAAATTTGTGGCGTTACCAAATGTTGGTTTTAATGAAATTACAAATGTTAGTATTGATTCATTTATAAGTGCAAACCCATATTTAAAAACGACATTTAGTGGAGGTACATATACAGAATGTACCGCACCAACTCTTTGTGACTATTACAGTGGAACCACATATATTGTTGATTCATATGGTTTTATCGAATACCAAAGCTACGACTTCACACCAATTTATGAAGAGGTGTTTGAAGGTATATACACAATTAATACTGGAATTGTTTACGGTTCATTAAGAGGTTCAACAAGAGTTCAAGATGAATTTAATGTTGCTAATATTAGAATATTAGATTATGGGGATTGTTTCACATTACCAACACCTACACCAACACCAACACAAACTGTTACACCAACAGTTACACCAACGTTAACCCCTACACCAACGTTAACTCCAACGTTAACACCAACACCAACAACAGTGTGTGAGTTTGGTTTATCGGTAGTTGTATTGACTCCCACACCAACACCAACGGCAACAAATACACCGACACCTACATTAACACCAACATTAACACCAACAAACACTGTAACACCTACAGTTACACAAACACAAACACCAACTCCCACTACGGTATGTGAGTTTGGATTATCTGTGGTTGTTTTAACACCAACTCCAACACCAACTCCAAGTGCCACACCAAATTATCCACCAACGGATATTAGTATAAACAACTCTACTATTAATGAAAACACCGCAACGGGTACAACAATTGGTACGTTTAGTACAACTTCACTTGATCCAGGTGATACTCACACATATAGTTTAGTTTCAGGCACGGGAGATAGCGATAATAGTAGTTTTACAATATCAGGTTCTTTATTAAAGAATGCTATAGTACCAAATTATGAAGTTAAAAATTCATATACTATAAGAGTAAGAAGTACTGATGGTATTGGTCAATATACCGAAAAACAATTTACAATTACGGTTGTAAACGTTAATGAAACACCGTATGCGTTATCATTAAATAACACATCACAAATTGAAAATACATCAATTGGTACAACAATTGGAACGTTTAGCACTTCTGATGTGGATAGTGGTGATACATTTACATATACGTTAGTAAGTGGTGCTGGCGATACCGATAATGGTAGTTTTACAATATCAGGTTCTTCATTAAGAAATGGAATTGTATTTAATTACGAATCTAAATCTTCATATTCAATTAGAGTTAGAACAACAGATGCCGGTGGGTTATATTATGAAGGTACATTTACAATAACAGTCACAAATCAAAATGAGGCACCAACAGATATTACATTGAATTCTTATTCAATATCTGAAAACGTACCGACAGGAACAACCATTGGAACGTTCTCTACCACAGACCCTGAAGGTGGTTCAATGACATATGAATTATATGATACTGCAAGTTATCCTGATAATAATAGTTTCTCTATTGCATCTGGAGTTTTAAAAACTGCGGTAATATTCAATTATGAAGTAAAGAATTCTTATTCAATTAAAGTAAGGGTTACTGATAGTACAAGTTTAACTTATACAAAAGTTATAACAATAACAATAACCGATGTTACAGTAACACCATCATTGTCTGGTACAAATTTATCATGTTACAATGATGGTTCAGGTCAAATAACTGTGAGTAGTGTTAATGGAGGTACCGCAAATTATACTTACTCTAATGACGGAACAAATTATCAAGTAAGTAATGTGTTCTCATCATTAGGTGCGGGGACATATACGATTTATGCTAAAGATAGTTATGGTGAAGTTGGGTTAGCAAATGTCACATTAACACAACCAACTCAAGTTGTTGCTACTGTCAATTCAACAAATCCATTGTGTTATGGTAGTTTAGGCACGGTAACAGTATCATCAATTAGTGGAGGTGCTGGTGGACCATATTCGGTTAAATTAAATTCAAATGGAACTTATCAAGTTACAACAACTAGTAGAACCTATTCTAATTTAAGTGCGGGTAGTTACACTATCTACGTTAAGGATACTTCTGGATGTGAAAACACATACGGATTCGTGATTGCAATACCAACTGCAGTTACAATAAGTGTATCCAGCTCAACCGCACCATCTTGTAGTTATGGTACAGACGGTTCAATAGTTGTAAGTGGAAGTGGTGGAACGGGAGTTAAAACATATTCTAAAGATGGTACTAATTACCAATCAAGTGGAACCTTTAGTAATTTAGGTAATGGAACATACACGTTATATGCTAAAGATGAAAATGGTTGTATTGCATCAACAACTAGTACAATAACAAGGGCCGCAATGAGTACTACACTTGGTATAGATAACGTTTCATGTTTTGGTGGTAGTAATGGTAGAGTTTATATAAGTTCAGTTTCTGGAGGTGCCGGAACTTTAAGTCAGTGGACTTGGAAAAAATCGGACGAAGTTCAAGTTAGGGCATCTAACTATCAGTTTGCAGATTTAACGCCAGGTACATATGAGTTTGATATATTTGATGCTAATGGATGTATTGAAAATCGTACAGTAACAATTACACAACCTGCTTCAGCATTAACAGCAACAATTAGTGGTGTTGTTGCAGCATCAAGTGCGAATAATGATGGTCAAATGACATTATCATCTGCAGGAGGAACGTGGCCAAAAACATATTATCTATATAAAGATACTGAATCACCATACAACAATTATCCGACAGGTAATTTGATTGCAACATATACGGGTGTAACTGCGGGCGATGCTAATAGAAGTTTAAGTAATTTATCTTGTGGATATTATTGGTTATTAGTTAATGATGCCAATTTATGTTCAGCAAATACTTTAGAAACAAGTGTTGGATGTTCAGTGACACCTGACGGATATTTTGTTGGATATTATAATTCAACCGCATGTTCTTATATAAACCCAATTGACATTTATTATATTGGTGTTGCTTTCTTACAACACGGTGAAACGTATTATAATCAAAATGGTTACCCTATAGATGGTTCATCTGGATACTACTATATGGACGGTAATGTGTATGGTACAATAAACTCACAAGGTGTGTTCACACAAATAGGAACATGTGCATAAAATAAAATATTTATAAAATATGGCAGTAGTAACAGTAACAGCAACGGGTTTAAATTTAGCAACAGCACCTGATAATTTCACAATATCGGTTATCGATTATTTGGGTACAAGTACTCAATATGCGACAGGTGTATCGAGATCCACATTAATTAGCGGATATAACGTTACGGTAAGTCCTGGTGATGTTACTGTTAGGGCGACAAGTACCGGCGTTTGTGGTTCATCGGCGGATGTTGATGTTACGTCGGGTGCAATGCAATCGTATAGACCAGACCCTGTTGACCAATCGACATCTGTTGGTATACCTGAATCTCTACCCACAAATCTAGGAGACACTCAAATATTAATGGGTGAATTAACTTCATATCCATTTGTAAATGCGACAGATTTTACAATCGAACACGTCTCAACAACAGGTTCGGGAGGGTTAAACACCGCATATGGACCATTATTAAATTTAGAAGTGGTTGACCACCCTACAGTAGATGGGATGTTTTTAATTAATGGTTATACAAGAACAAGTTATTCTACTGATAGTAGTGAAAATACATCAGTTTACAAAATAACATATACACCAACAGGTTTAAACCGTAATTTTAATTTTTATTGGGTTGCAGGT